TCTTTATTACTATGAAGGGACGGTGGTGCGCGTGGTGGACGGCGATACCATTGATGTGGATGTGGACCTTGGCTTTGGCATCGTGCTGAAAAAGAAGCGGTTGCGCTTTTTGGGGATCGACACCCCTGAAAAACGGACCCGTAATCTCGCAGAGAAAAAGCTTGGTCTTCAGGCCACGGCCCGCGTTGAAGAACTATGCGGCGAAAAAGTACGGTTCGTCAGTGAGGAGTTAGACAAGTATGGGCGTGTGTTAGCCGCACCCTATACCGTTGACGATAAAGGTATAACCGGCGTTAACATTTGCGAAACGTTGATCGAGGAGGGATTGGCAGTACCTTATTTTGGTGGCACTAAAACTAAGGTGTGGGGAGAATGACATTACAGATGGCAATGTTTCCACCAAAGACGGAGTGGGTGCCGCCGCTTGAGCTACCCGATCTGTCCAGCGCAAAACGTATAGCGATTGACCTCGAAACGCGGGACCCGGACCTGAAAACAAAGGGACCGGGTTGGGCAACCAATAATGGCGAAATCTGCGGATACGCAATTGCCACGGAGGATTGGCAGGGTTACGTGCCCATCGCACATTTTGGCGGGGGCAACATCGACAAGCGCATTGTCAACAAATGGATGACCAAGTTATTAAAGTTGCCGTGCGAGAAAGTCATGCACAACGCCCAATATGATCTGGGTTGGCTCCGCGCCAGTGGCTTTGAAGTCAATGGGCGGATCATAGATACCATGCTGATCGCCAGTCTGTTGGACGAAAACCGATTTAGTTATTCGCTCAACGCTTGCTCTTACGACTACCTCAACAAAACGAAATCCGAAAAAGATTTAGTCGCTGCTGCGAAGGAATTTGGTGTCGATCCGAAGGCTGAGATGTGGAAGATGCCGTCCATGTATGTCGGCCCCTACGCTGAGACTGACGCGGTTCTTGCGCTTGAACTTTGGCAATACTTCCGGGTCGAGCTTGGCAAGGAAGACCTTTGGGACATTGTTAATCTCGAACTTGATCTCCTCCCAGTCCTCGTCGAAATGACTATGAAGGGTGTCCGAGTGGACACTGACCGAGTTGAGCGAACGCGAGATGAAATTCTCAAACGGGAACGGGCCGTCATCAAAGAAATCAAGAAAAAAGCTGGGATGGATGTGGAGATTTGGGCAGCACAATCGGTTGCCAAGGCTTTCGACAAGTGCGGGATCACATTCCCAAAGACCAAAAATGGCAGTCCGTCGTTCACGAAACTCTTCCTTCAGGAGCATCAGGCCCCACTCGCGAAGCTCATCCTTGAAGCTAGGAACCTGAACAAGACTAGCGGGACCTTCATCAACACAATCATGCGTCACACGCACACAGATGGCCGCATCCATAGTCACATTAACCAAATTCGTTCCGACGATGGGGGTACGGTATCAGGAAGGATCAGCATGAACAATCCTAACCTGCAACAAATTCCCGCCAGAGATCCTGAGATTGGCCCCATGATCCGCAGTCTGTTTCTACCGGAAGAAGGTGAGCAGTGGGCGGCCATAGACTTCTCTCAGCAGGAACCACGGATCTTGGTTCATTATGCACACATATATGGGCAGTCGCGGGGAATCCCGTTAGAGGGCGTACAGGAGTTTGTGGACGGCTATTGTAACGATGCCACAACTGACTTCCACACGATGGTCGCAGAGATGGCGAAAATTAAGCGCAAACAGGCTAAGACGATCAATCTAGGCATGATGTACGGTATGGGTGTTAACAAGCTGAGTGAACAGCTAGATATCCCCGTGGATGAGGCCAAGGATTTGGTTAAGCAATACCACAACCGCGTACCGTTTGTGAAAGGTTTGATGCAAGGTGTGCAAAACCGCTTGAATGACCGGTCAGCCAGTGGCTCGATCCGCAGCATTCTGGGCAGGAAATGCAGGTTCGATCTCTGGGAACCCGATACTTTTGGGATGAGCAAAGCGATGCCGTATAAAGATGCGGTCAAAGAGTACGGTGAAACCACGCGATTAAAGCGGGCGTTTACCTACAAAGCCCTGAACCGCCTGATCCAAGCGTCTGCTGCTGACATGACCAAGAAAGCGATGGTCGATATCTATAACACCGGACGATTGCCCATGCTTCAGATTCACGATGAGATAGCGATGTCCGTGAAAAATAAAGCCGAAGCAGAAGCGGTAGCCAAGATTATGACTGAGGCGGTGCCTTTGGAAGTACCTAGTTTATGCGATGTCGAGATTGGTGACTCGTGGGGCGAAGCAAAATAATTGCATTGGCCCCCTGTTTGTGGTCAGCTCTTTCAAGCGCGTGACTCTCTGCAAGGGTCCTTAGCCCCGTTTCGACGGGGCTTTTTTTGACTTATTATATATGTTCCCATATAATCGCAGACATCAGTTTGGAGAAACACATGGATACCAATAAATGGAAGTCGGTACTGGTGCCGAAAGCCGTCTATGAACAGATTAAACGGGACGCGAAACGCGAGGGCCGGACCATTAGTGGTCAGTTACGCAAAGTGCAAGAACTTTACACGCACACGCGGAAAGCCTCAGAAAAAGTTGCATAGCGATATCATCACGGATATTCTTAAAGAACGTTAGTTGAAAGCGTGTCCCTCTTCGGGGGGACTTTTACACCCCAGACCCCGCTCCTCGCGGGGTTTTTTTATTCTAATTGACATTATCTCATACCGTCCTATACTTCTTACTCAACTAACAAACCGGAGAATGGTATGGATGTGTTTGAAGAAGCTAGTATTAGGCTACAAGTGAGAAAAAAGAGGGATGTGTTTGAAGAAGCCAGCACTTGGTCGCACCTGAGAAAGATGTTTTACAACAAAAGGATGGAAAGCCAACCAGTAGAGATGAACGAAGTATACTGGTGCCCGGAACTCAACAAACATCTGTTGATCAGCGCAATCGACTCCAATGACGGCGCGATGTACTTGGGACAAGAGTATGACGTTCTTGAAGAAGATATCGCGGAAACACCCAGACTATTGAGCGGTGCGCCGCAGTTCATCTACTACGGCGTTGAAAAAACTGAGTTGTGGCCGATTTCCGATTACCAAGGGATGCGCGAAAAGATGAAGAAATTCCTTTTGGAAATTAATGAACGAGCGAATGCTTCACCAACCGAACAAGAACTTTTCAACGAAGTCACTGTCAGGGAGAAGCCCTAATGCAAAAGTTAAGCTACAAAGAGGCTGTTAGAATTATTGAGGCCGTGGTGCGCTTTGCACGGACCGTGAGTCAGGATGACGCCACCGCTGCGAAGTATTTTTCAACGGACCGTTCAAACTTTATGATGCCCTACACCTCGGAAGAAATTGATGAAGCGTGGCGGCGAGTTCAACAAGGCTGATAAGACCCCCTCCTAAGTTGTTGATTTAATTGAAGAAAATAAATAGTTGGACTTAACGGTTGGTATATGAGACAATGTCAATATTGACATTATCAAATAGTGTCAACGGTGGGACCCGGTCCCATCCGCTCTTTAACAATGTGGATGAAACTTTCAACTAACTTACAGGACGTGAGGGGGTAACCCTTCATGCTGAAGCTATGAAATTTCAACAATGGGATTCCTCCCAAAGGCTATGCAAAACGTTCAAAGACGATTGCGTTGTAAGGTCAATCAGTATTGTTTGTGACGAACCTTATAAAGCTACGTTTGAGAACCTAATGTATCTTGGACTTGAAGTAGGCTCATACCCTAATCACGATAAGGTGTGGCAAAAGTACCTTGAGGACAAAGGGTTTGTGAAGAACAAAATGCCCCGTCCAGTTGGCAAGCCAAGAGGCACAATCAAGTTACAGGATTGGGACTTTGATGGGGTTGCTGCCGTTCGCAATAGTGGTCACCTGACCGCCGTAGAAAACGGTTGGTGCATAGATACCGTGGACTGTCGCTATCGCCCAGTCAATTCCTACTGGACCAAGGCCCGTTAGTATCAAACCTTACCCCGCTTCGGCGGGGTTTTTTTTGGAAAAGTTCTGGACTTTCTAAGCCGGGTATGGGATTATCGCCACCTCAACTAACTAAAGGAGAAGAACGATGAATGATTCACGGACCACGGTTCCTGAACCTCGGTACGACACCTCGGTACAAGACCGAGTGGTACAACTACTGAACGCGGGCAGAACGCCCGACGAGGTGTTCCACGATGTCTATGAAAATTTTTACGCCGGGGCGAAATTTCCGAAACGGAAACAACAAACCGTAGCTGACCACATCGCCCAAGTTTATACCCTCAACGTGTTTGCAACTGGGACAGTACCTCCGGGGTTTTAGCCCACGGACCAAGGCCCCGCTTCGGCGGGGTTTTTTTTGAATGAAAGTTACGCTTCTACCTATATAGACAGAGAATTATTTTTTTTATTTTTTTTAATTTTAACCCGTAACCAGTGTAACTGACGTAACCACTATACAATAGGTAACTAAAACAATAACTTATGGGTTACTTATTGGGTTACTTATTTTTCTTTGTTTTCTCTATTATGTAACCTTTTAGGGTTCAAATAGCGAAAGTGCCTTAATGCGCCTGAAAATCAAAATATTTATTTATAATTTTACATCTCTATATAGCTTAGACTAAGATTTGTCTCGACTCACTTAGGTTAACTACTGATATGCCACGGAAAGCTGCTCCTAAAAAATCTGACCCCGTACCACGAAAGCGGGGTAGGCCCAAATCATCTACGCGGAGTCCGTTGACGCGGAAGCAAGAACTCTTTGTTAAAGAACTCGTAGCTAACGATGGGCAGATCACTTTGCGGGAAGCTGCTATCAATGCAGGGTATCCAGCATCATCCGCGCACACTAGGGCGTATGAGTTGACTAACCCCCATATCAGTCCCCACGTTGTCTCTGCTATCAAGGCTTATCGGGACGAACTCGATCAGAAATTTGGCATCACTTATCAGCGACACTTGCGGGACATGCAATTGATCCGGGATACGGCTTTGCAAAACGGGGCGTACTCTGCGGCAGTTCAGGCGGAGTACCGTCGAGGTCAGGCGAAGGGTGATATCTATGTCAACAAGTCTGAGATAAGGCATGGCTCGATTGACAGCATGAGCAAGGAAGAAGTTCAAAAGGCACTGGAACATTTAAAGGAGCAGTACGCGGCCCCTGTAATCAAAGACATTACACCCCCAAAAGGAGAATCTGATAGCAGCGGCGAAGTTGGAAAAGGACTTTTGGAACCAGATAAGACGGTGGTTAAAGACATCAACGATGGGGCTGAAATCCACTAGGATTGAAAGTACCGCTACCGCCGGTGTACCTGATCTTTGTGTCTGTGACAGGCAGGGTCTTTTTCATTTCATTGAACTCAAAGTCATCACGGCATACAAGGTAGGGTTACGCCCGCACCAGATTAGCTGGTTAACCCGCCATGCCCACGGGAGTGCATGGGTTCTCATTCGCAAACAAAAAAATTCAGAGACACCCGCAGAACTTTTTCTGTATCAAGGGCAGGACGCTATTGAACTGGCAGAAGTGGGGGTCAGGTTAAAGCCCTATTTGCACCAGCCGCAACCGTTTCATTTCGACGAAGTGTTCAAAGCAATCACGGATAGTCCTTGATTAAATCCCATAACTTCCTATAGAATACATGCTCAACTAATTGACGGAGCATGTATGTTTTTTTTCTTGAATTGGATAGCCCGAATCATGTATGGGGATGATGCAGTAGACGAAGTAAATCGAAAGCCCCCGAAAAGAAAAGGGGTCCGTAAACGAAACAGATAACTTTTCAAAAAGTAGTTGATAAAAATAAACCGGTATGGGATGATTCGCATATCGGTTTTTTTATTGCCGGTATTCAACTAACTTTTAATTTGGAGATTAGAAAATGGATGCATATAAAACATCAGCAATACAGCACGGCATTAGTAGTGAAGGTTCACACCTTGCCAGCAATTACGCTAACCGCCCGGAAGATGAGCGGTTTGATACGTTGGAAGAACTGGTAGCCTTTGCTAATACCGATTGCCAAGGTATGACCAGTCGCGTAGTTGATACGCATAAACTCAACATCGTCGGGAAATTTGACCAAGAGAACATCAGTCAAGGTGAACTGCGCGTAGAGTATGACTGCCCTAAGACGGGTGCCGTAATCAGTAGCGAACCCACTAACTGGTCAGCCGGTCAACTGGCAACCCTAGCGGGTGCCCCAGCGGGATACATAAAAGACCTGCCCGCACCATTAGCTGCGGATTGTTTGACGTGGGGATTACGCCATAACCGGGGCCGCGAAATCATCAAGACGTATGATCATCGTGACGGCGGTAATCTAAGGGCTGCAACTGGTCCAGACTATGGCCGCATTTTGAATCGTGAAATGTTAGCGCCGGTGGTTAAGGTAGCTAATGAAGGCCAGTGGAAAGTGCCCGGTAGCATGTCAGTGAATGGCACGTATGACCCGAACGCCAGCACGGGTAGCACTTTGTTTGCGAGTGACCGGGATATGTTCGGTTTTCTCTGCGATGATTTGAACCCCATTGAAATAGGCAAACTTCCGAATGGCGAACCTGATCTAGTGTTCCGTGGATTTTACTGGTGGAACAGTGAGGTAGGTTCTAAAACTGCCGGGCTTGCCTGTATGTACTTGCGCGGGGTCTGCCAGAACCGGAACCTATGGGGCGTCGAGAATTTTGAGGAAATCAAAATCAGGCATACCAAGAATGCGGTCTATCGGTTCTATGATGAAATGGCACCAGCACTGGAAACCTACAGTCATCATTCCACTAGCACCTTGTTAGCGGGAGTCGAGGCGGCACGTGATGCGAAGATCGCCAAGGATGATGACGATGCGTTGGAGTTTCTAACTAAGCGTGGCGGGTTATCTGCCAGAATGGCAAAGGCTGCAATGGCTCGGCACATTCAGGAGGAGCAAAAGCCGATTCGTAACGTGTGGGATGCGGCGCAAGGTATTACTGCCATTGCCAGAGATATTCCGCATCAGGATGCGAGAGTTAACCTTGAGCGCAAAGCGGGGGCGTTACTCGACAAGATCGCCGCATAACCTTCACCAACCTTTCAGGGCCTCCATCATGGGGGCCTTTTTTTTGCCCGTTTGCCAGTGCTTGCGTTTCTCGCATACCGGCTGCTAAAATGTAATCTCAACTAACCGAAAAGGCTTGTATATGTACCCTAAAAAATTGCTCGATACTAATGCGGGAAATCTTAAAATTAAGAAAACCCAAAAATTAAGCGGCGCGGTCCGCATCGCATCGCTTTCGCTTTATCCTGACGACATTCTATGCCCGTGGTCTAAAGCCGCGAACTGTCGCAATCTTTGTCTAAAAAGCGCGGGCCGTGGTCGGTTCGATAATGTGCGCGATGCGCGGGTGGCGAAGAAAGATTATTACCACGACGCGCCGGAAATGTTCCTCGATCAATTGCGCCGCGAACTATCCAACTTCATCAAGGTATGCAAGCGCGACAATGTGCAACCGGTGGCGCGGTTAAATGTATTGTCCGATGTTGCATGGGAACGTCACGACATACCGCAACAGTTTCCCGAACTGTTTATGTACGACTATACGAAAACAGCGTTTCGATTAGGAAAGACCCCGGATAATTACGAGCTAATGTTTAGCTATTCCGCCGAACCAAAATATAAGGCCAGCGTAAAGCTTGCGTTACTTTCTAATGTCCCGCTGGCCGTCGTGTTCGATGAGGTGCCAGTCGGCGAAACGTTCTTAGATCGTGAAGTTATCGACGGCGATCAGTCGGACCTATTGAACGTCCAAGCGGGTCCGGTTGTCGTTGGTCTTAAATACAAGCGAACGGACGCGGACCAGTCGGACATAGATAGCAGCCGGTTTATAGTTCGCGCTGCCTAACCTTCCCCGATCTACCCAAGCCCGCCGCCGTGCGGGCTTTTTTTTGCTCGCGGTTCCCGGTTCACGATGCAAGACTTTACCCAGGTAGCCTGGGTAACGATCCCCGGACCACGATCCGCGATCCCCGTACCAGTTGGAAGTGATCACGTTAACTTCCAC